TTGTTTGGCTTAGTTTTAAATGTTAATGCTTTGTGGATATTCTGTTTCTAAGTGATGTAGAACTAAAAGTGTGCTTCCTATTGGTGTAAAAGATGGGATGCAGACCCTTACCAGTGAATGTTTTAGCTTGATACTCTTCACCAACAAACCTCACATCAATGTTTGTTGACTCTAACAAATCCATAAGGCTTTGCTCTGTGTCATAAGGTAATATTTCATCCACATACTTGATAGCTTGTAGTTGCATGTATCTCTCATAGATTGATTGAACTGGTTGGTTCTTCTCTTCTCTATCTATGCTTGGGTCAGTCTGCAAACCAACAATAAGATGATCACAGTTCTGTTTTGCTTCTTTCAACATAACCACATGACCTGCATGTAATAGATCAAATGCTCCACAAGTAAATCCTACTCTAATCATAAGTCATCAGGTTCAGCATCAATGATGTTGCCACCAAAGATAGCAGTGAGTTGTTCTTCTATATCCTTGGCTGATAGGTTATCCAAGTTAGCATTGATGTTTAGATTCTCACTCTTCTTGATCTTTAACCCAGCCAACTCATTAAGTTCTCTCAAAGCTGAAACACTAGCATTGAACTGTCCTTTTGCATAAGCTTCTTCACTAACTTTCCATAGCATCTTGGCTGTCTTTTCAGGAGTAATTGCATACTTATGTGCAAGCTCATCTCTTCTAACCTTGATAGCTTTAACCACATTAGGAAAGTCCTTGCCATTTAAGAATTTAGAAGCGGCTTGTGCTGGGAACTCAAACCCTGCTCTTCGAGCGGCTTCTGTTTGTGTGCAACTGTCATTCACATAATGCCAAACAAATGCTGTCTGCATTTCAGTCAGGTTATATTCTTCATCAGGAATAAAAGCCATTGGCTTATCAGTGAATGATGAGCTTGGTGCTTTTTTTCTTGGTCTGCCTTTTTTTGGTGTTTCTTCTTTCATATCATTTTAGGGTAGAGGGTGTGGTGTACAGGTTCCTATAACTTATAACTTACATACTATAATCCATACTAATATATATACCTACCTACTATTACTATATATATATCTTTATATATAAAGGGTACACTATACCCTAAATAGCCAACAAACCCCATTCTATCAATACTTTCAAGATAGGGCATGGTAAAGGGGATTGCTCTCCATTGCATCACCCTTACTCTCATAAAATTACAAAGTTTGCTCATAATAGATACCCTACCCTACCCTGCTCACAAGCTTCATGCCATAATTATTAAAACCTTGGGGTATGGTCACATCTTTCTTTTTGATCAATGGTATGGACTTAAATGGGTTGTAATTCACATGATGGTGCCATCTGCTATATCTCCACACCACTTTTGCAACATCAGGGTGTACTTCAGCCAACATCTGTGACTTAGGTAATGTGCCTTCATCTTTATAGAAAGCATCTGTGTTACCACCTTTCATGATATTGGTACCAGCCTTCTCTTGATTAAATGCATTGAATTGTATGGTGCATAGATTATCTTTTAGCATGTCCAGTGAAAGAATGGTATCTTCATTGTACCTACCCCTCCATTTATATGGCACATCATTCTTTATAAGGTTGCATGAATATATCCTTGTGTTCTTTCTATAAGGTGGATGCACCAGCTTGGACTGGCAAAAGAAGTCATAGTTGAACCCAGCCATAGCTACATTCTCATATCTATCTACAAAGTCCTCCAAAGCACAGAAGGGTGCAGGTGTCCACACTCTATGATGGAAGTTATTATGTAGCCTCATAAATGAGGATATGTTGTCATCCATCACCCAGTGTCTTTCTGCACCAATGCTAATAGCATGTTGCCAGCACCAATTCCTTTTAGCACCCGGCCCTACTGCTTTCGATAAACCCAAGTCATCACATGTCTCATAATCTATCTCTGCTTGCTTATCCATCACCAAGACCTTGTGTTCATCAATCACACTGCAATACTCATCATATTCTTCTGCATCCACCACTATGTAGTAGGGAACTCTCATCTTTTCGAGTGCCTTGCTGGTATATCTTGACTCCCACCTGCCTTTTGAGACTATGTAGATTGGGTATCTATTGACCTTCATCACTTAAATCCTTGTCACTCTCATCTATGTATACATAAGCTGAGGCTTTTCTATGTGGCTTGAATGGAAACCACAATGACTTCTGTTTGGGTGTGATCTCTTGTTCCATCCTATGCTTAAACTCCTCAAAGTCCTCTTCATTGGCAAATCGAACATTTATTTGGTGCCATGGAGATAAATCTTTCTGCTCAAACTCAGGCATACCTTCCCATTCATATTGTTCATCTTCAAACAATGTGGGTTGCTTCTTCTCTTTACTCATACTAGAACTCCAATGCCTCCTCTTCTTCTACATTGATCAGACTTACATCATAGAGCTTCTTGCCATTGCTTTTTCTAGGCATGATGCCTCTATCAGTCAGCACCCTTGATGCATCTTTGAAATCAATGTTCCTTGGGTTTCTAATACCCATGGCTCTTAATAGTTGTGTGAGTTGCCAGCCTTTCTTCTCTGAGTCCAAGGCATCAAACTCCACATGATGCAAGAGCAAGTCCTCTACAGCACCCTGTGTCCTGAAACCTTCATTGGACTCTTGCAACATGTCTCTCTCCTCTTTGTTGAGGTACCAATTCTTTTCACCAGCCTTGTAATACTTCTGCTTAACCTCTTGCCACATCTGTTGCATGTCTATGTTGTGGTGAGGGTTGATGTCTTTGACCTTGATACACCAAAAGCGCCTATTGCCACTGCCATCCATCAAGAACTCAGGCTCATTGACTGAAGCAAAGAACACTGTCCTTCTTTGATAGTTGGTGAAGCTACGATCATAGGGGAGGCGCATTTCATCAGACCTTGCAGTAATAAATGCTTTGAGTTGGTTGATGTCTGCCTTCTTAAAGGTAGCTTCTAGTTCTCCTAGCTCGACAATCCAATGACTCACACACTTCTTGACACTATCTTTGTCTTTAGGGTCTAGTGTTGCACCTTCTAGCAACCAGCCTCTATTGAAGTCAGCTAGACGCTTAAACCACAATGTCTTACCTGTACCCTGCTTGCCTTGTAAGACCAAGCATCCCTCAAGACTGACACCATCAGGCTCATACACACATGCCACACATGAGAGCAACCATTTCTTCATGAGCATGTGCTTAAGCTCCTCATCTACACTGGTGATGGAGTTGCAGAAGTCTGTGATTCTTTCTGTGCCATCCCATTCTTTAGAGTCTATCCAATCTGCAACTGGGTTGTGTTCTTTGGAGATTATTTTGACTGCATCTCTCAATCTTTGATGTGGCAGGAAGTTCTTGATGCATAGATTCTCTAGCTCCACAAGGACCGCTTCATCCTTAAGGTCAGCAATAGGTAAGAAGTTAGGGATGTTGATGTCTATTCTTTTCTTGATGACATCATAGTGTGCATCTATATCATGCATGGTCATGAGAGCTTGATAGTTCTCAGTGGTTGGCATGATTCTACCTTTCTCTGTCTTATCAAATTCTAAGACCATAGGCACATCCACCTTTCTTTCAACGATCTCTCCAACCAGTGTCTTTTGATCATTGAAGTCCATGCCTTCTTCTTCAGGCATGACCACCTCAGCATCTATCTTTTGTGCTGTCTTGATAGCCTTGTCTTGACCTACATTGTTGGCATCATTGTCAGCATAGATGGTGAATCGTTTATTAGGCATTTCCTCCTTGATGATCTCACCCACATGGATAAGGTTGCCTGCATTGAAGCACACAATCATGGGTATGTTCTTTTCTTGGAAGATGGTACTGCAAGTAGCAAAGCCTTCACCTAGTCCTACCTCTTGGCTTTCTTTCATCATGGATAAACCTATGATGGCAAAGTTGCCTGAGATTTTACCTCCACTGAGGAATCTTTTGGTGCCATCCTCTTTAATAAACTGCAATGACCATATCTTGCCTTCTCCATCATGGACAGGTATGACCAATTCACCTCTATGTTCTTTTATCCCATCACAGGAATGGGGTGCAACATTTTTACTCGTGAGATACCTGTGTGTGGTTACAGGTTGTGCTACACCCCAAACTTTTTGTGCCATTCTTCTTGCTTTGGCATGTTTATCTGCATTAGCTTTTTCACTATCTGCTTTAAATTTTTCTATGGCTTCTGTGTTAAGTCTCTGTGACCTACCCAGTATTCTAAAATTGTGAGTGACACCTGTTCTATAGTCAGAACAAAAGCCACAAGCCATCCCATAGTTATCATAGTATGCATAATAACCTGAGAGCCTTCTCTTGTTATCTACATTGGTGTATGCCTTTTGAGGTCTATCAGGATTGGGGATGAGTGGCTCATCTTTCCTTTCGAAACCATGCTCTACTAAAAACTCCAAAAACTTGTTCATGCTTTCCATGGTTAATGGATTGTTGAAGTTTTTGTTATTGCCTTGAACTTTTTTTATTCCCACACTTGACTCCTCTACCTTAGTTCTTTAATATGTTCTAACTAACACCTTCCAATATACTTTGTTAGGTGAGAAATGTAAACATATGAGGAGAAAAAACTATGGCTTTAACTATTTCTGAAAACCAAGGAAGCTTTGAAGAGCTATCTGAGGGCAAACACAATGCTGTGTGTTATCGAATAATCGACATTGGCACACACATGGAACTCAAATTTGGTTCTACAACTGAGTATGAGAAAAAACACACTGTAATCTTCTTTTGGGAAACCTTAGATGAAAAGATGGAAGATGGCAGACCTTTTGGTGTCAACAAGTGGTACAAACTTTCACTGCATGAAAAGTCTACTCTCTATAGAGACTTAGATACATGGAAAGGTGGTATCACCAATGAAGAGCTTGCAGGCTTAGACCTAACCAAGCTTTTAGGTGTCAACTGTGTTCTAAACATAGTTCACAGTGATAAGGGTAGGGCAAAAGTCAAAGCAGTGCATAGACTGGATGACAGTGTAGTGCCAACTGTGAATGAAGCATTTACCTTTGACATAGATACTTATGTCTCTGCTGATAACAAAGAAGAGATGAAGAAGGTGTCTATGATGCCTGAGTTCTTTGTGGACAAGATTGAAAGCTCAATCGAAGTTGAGGCTTGGTCACAAAAAAATTCCACAGAGGACAAAAGTGATCTATCATCTTTAAAAGACCTTGCAGAAGATGGTGAGATAGAAGATGGTGGTGTCACTGATAAGGACATACCATTCTAGTTTTGGTGGAGTGCTGTAATTTTGCTATTATCAATAGCTCCTTTTATGTATAACAGCACTTAACCACTTAGGTTGTTGGTCATCCTTTTTAAAACCAACACAGAGGGTTTGGTAGTTTTCCTTCCTGCAACAAAAACTACCACCCAACAGGGGGAATCTTGCCATGCAGGATTCCTTCTCCCTAAATGGAGGTAAACCATGGCAGATGTAATCAACATTAATTCAAAAGAAAAGTACCCAGTGGGTGT